CTGCATGGTCAGTTCGGCAGAGGTGAAATTCACGCCGATATGCTTCTGGCTGGAGACCGTCAGGGTTGTGTACTGTTCGTTGTCGTCCTGCACCTGGAGGGCAGCACCATCAGTCACCAGCGCGCGGTCCGGCAAGCGGATACGCAGCGTGGAGCCGATCTTGGCACCTTCCACGGCGAAAGAGTCGTCGTATTGCCTGTTGACATTTCGAGTCAACACGAGGTTGTTCTCGAGGATCTCAAGCGCTTTGCGCGTGATCATGTCAATCGTCAGAATATTATTGCTCACGTTTGTAATCCTTTCATGGTTTGTGTTATCATGGTTACTTCAATCCTCCCGAAGGGAACAACATGATCAGCATCGAAATAGACGGTATCGAATATCGATTGTTTGACCATCTCTTTGCCGTATCGCGCTGCGGGAAAGTTCTTAGAAATTTCGCTCCCTATGAGCCTCGCGCCTACCGGATCGACGGATACCTGACGCTCGGCAGAAAACGCCTCATGCACAGAGTTGTCGCCACGTGCTGGCTCGAAAATCCAGAGAACAAAAAGCACGTGCATCACAAGAATGGCGACAAGGCTGATAACCGCGCCGACAATCTTGAATGGGTTACACCGAAAGAGCATTTCTCGGAACGGCACGATGGGACATGCGGCAAATACGAGCGCGCCCCGGAAACGCGGGAGAAGCTTCGCCAGTACCGCCTTGGCCGTCAGACTTCCGAAGAGACCAAAGCCAAGCAGCGGGCCGCCCTCATTGGTCGCAAACGCCCTTACTTCGCTCGCGCTGGGCATAGCGAAGAATCGAAAAAGGCGCGAAGTCTGAATCATCCTAAAAACACTCCTTGCATGATATTCGGTGTTACCTATCGATCATTTGCCGAGGCTGGTAAGGCGCTTGGCATCAAACCGCTAACTCTGAGGAAACGATGTCTTTCTAAGAACTTCCCCGAATATGAAGTAATCAATCCTCCACTTTAACTAGCGGTTCGCCTGCTCCCACTTCTTGCGCTGCCGTGCCCGTTCGGCTTCGATCCATTCCGATGTAGTCATGGACTTCACAGACCTCGGGTCGGTCGTATCGGTTACGGACGCTCCGGTATTTCGCGGAGTGACAGGCGCAATAGGCGCGGGTGCAGACGTGGTCTTTTTGACCGGCGCAGGGTCCGATTGAATCTTGGCCTCAATGCGTCCGATCTCTTTGGCTTGCAGGAACGGGGATAGACGGGAAATGCGGTCGGCTTCTTTCGGGTTCGTGCCGAGGTAGTAGGCAACATCTGGTCCCACTTCCGAGGCTTGAATCGTTTCGGCCATCACGTTGGTAATCGGTAGCCTGGGGTTGTAGGCGACTTGCTCGAAATCGTCATACTTCGATCGGGCTTCTTCTTCCTTGTCGTGATACTGCTCCAGCCTATGGGATTGCTCCTGGTGACGCTCCCGCGCTTCGATCATTTCCTGGGCCTTCTTGAACGCCAATGCTTCGGCGTACTCTTCGGGCGACTGGAATTGATCTGGCTTAGGGTCATTCGTCGGGGCGGGCCGTTGTTGCTCTGCCATCCGTTGGGCTACTTCGCGTTCCCACTTCCGTTGCTCTCGTGCAAGTCTTTTACCGATAGCCGCGTCCAGTTCCTCTTGGGTAAAGGTTTTGGCCTCTGCTTTCGGTTCTTCCGGCGCAACTACTTCGGGCGCAGGGGCCGCCGTGGCTTCCTGTTCCGGCGCGGGAGTTTCCGCTAGTTCTACCACTACTTCTTCGGTCATTTCTTAGTCCTTTGGACTTCCTGGGATTCCGTCCCAGTGCGGTTATTCGTAAATGATCGTTGCCGAGACGGTACCGCTGGTCGCAACATTCAGACCATTGGTGAAGAAAATACCGCCCTCATCTCCAGCGAGCGGATACATAGTCGCGGCAACGGGGGTAAAGGTGTCCAGGATCTTCCGAGTAGTGCCGCCTTGCGCTTCGTCATAGACGGTAATCGTCGGCGTAGAACTGGCCGCACTGACAAAGATCCCTTTTAGCTTTCCGGCTCCGACCTTGATTTGAGTAGTGGCGCTGAGTTGGTTGTAATAAGCCATGATTTGATCCTTACGAAAGGAACTTGAGTTTGTAAATGGTCGAGAGATACAGACCGAGGATCTGGTCGATCAGGTTTTGCAGCGCGGTTTCTTCCTTGTCGCAAATCTCATATCGACCACCCTGAATTTCATCAACCTGGTCTGTCAGAAAAGCCACTACGTCGCTTTTTTTCTTGAGTGGCTGGATGGTGATCGAGCCAATCAGGCCGTACCGACCCTGATAGGTTTCTGCGAATCCATCAGCCTCATCAACGATCCGATGATAGAAATCGTCCAGGGCCTTATGCTTGGCAAAACTCCGCGTCGATAGGTGGGCTGCGTGCGTGAAGTCCCGAGCTTGGAACATCATTCCCATAAACTCGCGGACGTTCATTGCTGCATCCCCTGAGCTGGCATTTCTTGGCCCATCTGCGGAATTTGGCCCTGCATTCCTTGGTCTTCGGACTGCTCAAATGACACCGGTTCCTCTTGTTCGAGTGAATCAGCACCCATGATCTCTTGCATGGTCTTCATGACTACGGCCCGGACCTCTTCAGGGGTCCCGGCACCAGCGAGAACCTGTAGGCGCTTAGTTTCAGCGTCGTAAGCTTGTATATCAGCCTTGAAGTGCTCGTTTTGCAGTTGTTGGGCTTCCATCGATTTGTGGGCATTTTCGAGCATTCCTTGCATTTGCTGCATAATCTGGCCCATTTGCTCGATCTGCTGTTTCGCAGCAGCCAAAGCGGGATCGTCCTGGTCGTCAGAGAGCAGTTTCGGGTCGATAGTCTTCTTGAACCGCTCTGCCAGTTCCTCAGACCCCGGCCAATCCATGTTCTTGACGAACAGATCCCCAGCGACTTGCCACAATCCCGGATTACCCTGGAGCAGTTGCGCCATTGCTTCGAGAGCTTCCTGGCGCTTGGTCATGTAGGACGGGCCAGTCGTTACACAAACGTCGTACCGTCCAATGCTCGGGTTATAGATTTTCTTGATTACCGCCCCAGTTTCCTGGTCTTCTATCTTCCTGACGGGCTCTTGTTGGTTCGGGTCAATCGCCACGTTGTCCGGCTCGCCGTCCAGACCAATAATCCGCGCAATCCGTTGGGTGTCGTATATCTTCGGGATCAAATCCACGATCTGCCGTGTGCAATACCGGATAGCTCGGGCGAGGTTATCAACATAGTGATACGTGCCAGTGTCCGTCTGGCGCTCGCGGGCAATGATTGCGCGGCCAGACTTCTCGTTCGCTTCCGCTCCCAGGCTGGCGTCGTATTGACCAGTCGTCGACTTGATGTCGTCAGACGCTCCCATCTTGGCTTGAATAAGCCCCGCCTGCGGGAGCGGAGGTGCCGCACGCTGCGGAAGAGGCAGCGGGCCTCCTTGTCCGTCCGTAGCGTCAGGATTGACTTCGAGATAAGGCCAATTGGTAGTATTCGCGGTCTTCCATTGGGTTTCATAGCCTTCAAACTGGCCTCCGTATCCAATGAAAGGAGCCTTCGGAGCCAGGGCGAGCATTTCAGCTTCCTGACTTACCCAATAGTTGTACATCCGTTGGGCATCTTTGGCGTTTCGGACCAGTCCAGAAATATAGATCCGTCCATCAACCTCGAATTCGTTGCCGATAACCCGAATGACCGGAATCCACTTGCCCGGCCATTCACGCTCATCCAGCATTTCGTACCCGTTGGTCTTGCACCACATGACCTTTTTGGCATCAACCTGGCGCGTTTTGATGGGGATCAGACCCATTGCCTCGGCTTGCTTGGCCCCTGGAGATCCAGCCATAGCGGTAATTCCGCCGTGGTACAGGTTCAGCGTCTTTGGTTGGTGGTCGATGTAGAAATACTCGGCAATCCGCACCGTATCGTCAGTGAGCCAGACGGACAGATTGTTGTCGCCTACTCCTTCGTTCTGAATCGAGGTGATTGGCTTGGCATTGGGGAATTGACGCTCGTATTCCTCCTTCAGCATGTCCTCGGTGATGAAACACCACTCTGCGTCAGAGCCGCAGGGGTCTTGAATCATCGGGTCCATGTAGACAGAGAAGGAATTCCGAATGCGACCGATCCTGATGTCCTGGTCGAAACTGTCTTCATAGCAGTATTCGGTCAAGAGACGGAGATAGCCCTCGCCATACGTCACCTGATTGTCACAAGCCGTGTCATAGGCCACGTCCGCGTCAGAAATGTATTCAATATGCCGGACGATGCCGTCGAAAATCTCGGCGACTTCCGGGTCGGCCTTGTCGTCTGCGGGGATTACCTTGCCACTAGGTCTGTTCTGTCGCTGGTCATTCGTGACCTGGAGAACGTGTTGAGGCAGCTTGTTGATGGTCAAACATGGGCGGGCGTTGATCGTCTGGCCTTGTACCGAACCACGAGTAGCAAGGACATCAGCCGGCCACTGCCATTGATTGTCCGGCGATCCCGCACGGAATCGGAGGTCGTCTAGTTCATCCTCTCGGCTCTCGGAGTAAGCGGCAATAGCGACCCGGAGTCGCTTACGCATCGTGTCGAGGATGTCTTTCTTATCGGCCATTCGGATAGGCTGCCTTGATGGCTAGATACATCGTTTTGCGCTTGGTCATTGGGACTAGACCAGCCTTCATCAGTTGCTCGATGGCTTCGTCTAGCGTCACTTCTTTCCCTTCTTCTGGGCTTCGCGCTTGACCGAATAGGCGATTGCAACCGCTTGCTTCTGTGGCTTGCCGGCCGCTACTTCCTTCTTGACGTTCGAGGAAAACGCGGCTTTGCTGGCGGATTTCTTCAGAGGCATGGTAGTTTCCTCCTATTGAATGCCATGATGGTATAGGGTTTGCCTATATAGTCAAGCCCCCATCCAGCCTGTTGCTGCTACTTGCGGTCTTCGGATGTCAGTGATTACTTTCCGCTTGATAGTGTTGGCCTTCCGAATCCCTTCACAGGCATACCGCAGCGCATCAATTACGTGGTTATTCTTGTCCTCGATGATCGGGAGAACTTCATCCGTCAAAGGATCGCGCTTGTAACTGTAGCTGTTGAGTTCGTCTATCAGATGCGTGCAACGCGGGTGCACAACAATGTCGAAGGATTGCAGGAAGCTAATCCCCTCTTCAATAGAGCCTTTCCCCTTCTGTGCGGCCTGGATCTTCGGGTATCCGTGCTTCTGCATGTAGCTGATAGTTTCCGGCCTTGCCGAGTCTGCACGGATGAACCATTTCCGGCTTTCTGGCACGCGGTCAAACAGATCGGGGAGATTGACGATCTCGCATCCGATCATGTACGCCTCATAATCGACGTACAGCCTATTGCCTTCAAGTGAGCACCGAACCAATACGGACGGGTCGATAGCAAATCCCCAGTCAGCACCAAGCCTGTGGATAGTTCCTTCGGGGCGCTCGAACTCTTCCACGATCCAGTTCTTGAAGATCCGGGCTTCCGAGTTCTTCCGATAGTCGCCTAGCCAGACGTGGGCAAACTTGTCCGGATCGCGCTTCTGGTCGTACTCTAGCTCTGCCTTGAGTACGTCAGGCAGCCAGGGATTATCGTGGTAGTTCGCCTGCACGACGATTGCGCCAGGTGGAAGGCTTTCGCCACGCAGGAGCTTTTCTATCGGGTCGTCTGGCTGGTCTGGGTTCCACGAGAACCAGAGTTCCGAGCTTTCCTTACGAATCGTCGGCCTAAGCATGTCCAGACTCTTCTGGCTAGCCGCCTGGGATTCCTCGAACCACGCCCTATCGAATCCCTCTAAGGACTTGATCGAGTCGGCCGTATGGTTCTGCATGCCATCGAAGATGATTACCCCGCCGCGCTTGGTCAGGATTCTCCTGTCCTGCACCTCGAAATAGGCCCCGGCGTTCATGGCTTGGATCTTTAGCTCTAGGAGTTTCTTTACCGAGAACTCCAGGGATTTGAGGGTTTCCCGCAGGCAAACATTGTCCAGCTTCTTGCTGATGTTCTCTTCTACCATCAACTCGGCGAAGAAGTGGCTTTTGCCAGACCCCCGCCCACCATGGGCGCCCTTGTATCGGGCTGGGCCTAGCAGGGGCTCATAGACTGCCGGGGTCTCTATGACCAATGAGGTCATTTGATGATCTTGCGGGTGATCTCTTGGATTGCTAGGGGTTGGTCCGGATCGCCAGTCAGTTTCAACGGCAAAAGCTTCGGATAGATGGTGCCCCAAAAGATCTTTTCGTTTGCCGGGTCTTCTTGCGCCCAAGCCGTCAATCTTTCGGGGCCTCCAAGAGCATCGGCGGCATACGAGATTGCCTCTAGCGCCGTCTTGGTCATCTTGTTGGGCGTGCCCTTCTGGCGTCCGCCGTACTTCTGTCGTTTCTTTTCCATCACCTATAAGTTACTACAATAGTTTTTGGAACCGCCTATAAGGTAGGCGTCACCTGGAATAAAAAAGCCGCAGGAGGTTGGCGGCAAACTGCCCGGAGGCAGTGGGCTTAGAGAATTCAATTGATCTTGGAATGATTATAGTCAATTCCTATCGCATTGCAAGTTAGTGGATACTCTCATTTTTATCTTGTTCGCCACGATCGCACCGTATTGCTTCTCCAGCATCGGGATACACTTCCTCGCATACGATAACCCA